CCACTGTATAGCTTCATCTGGTCCAAACAACCAGTTCATAAAACCACCAGTTGCTTCAGTATATCCTACATATACACTTACTTCAGGATACCATACAGCGACTAGCTTTGGCAATACAATAATAGAGAACACAGCAGATAAAGCTATAAGCCTACGTGTCCATGCAAAGTGTGAATCATTCTTACCTGCGTCACGAGCATCCTTAACTGCAGACTTCCTGAAGTTAGCACGTTCCATGAGCATCTCATTCTGTGCTTGCTTAGACTTTATTGATTGACCCCATATAGACATTACCCCACCAAGTATGGTAGAGAAAAGCATGGTGATTAGTTCTAGTGGTAATCCAAACATTATTCTTACCTACTCATTATTCCTGTGGGTCTAGGCTTAGGATAGGGAGACTTAGTAGGAACTAAACCCATATACTGTTTATAATAAACCTCACGTTCCGCTAATTTGGCTGCTTCTTTCTTAGCACTACCTCTGTTAACAAGTCCTGAAACTGCATAATTGTCTGAGAAGTCTTTGTTAGGTAGCCTTTTTCTTACGTTATTTTCCCACCACCATATAGATGCCTGAGCTGCATTTTCAGGTGTCTCTAATAATTCAGGGTTATTTAATAAGTCTAAGCCTAAAGCATCGCCTACTTGCTTATAATTAGAACGTCCAGTTATTTGAATGTAACCTCTTCCCTTAAATTTTTTACCGTCACCCTTTTGTGTATTACCTAATTTTACAGCTAAGTCAGTTCCAGGTTCATATTTATCAAAATATTTATCACTTCCTTTTTCTACAATACTATTAAATTTATCACTTTCATGTTTTGTTTGCGCTAAAAAAGAAGCCAACTCTTCCCCTGTAAATCCTTTTTGTATTGCTTTAGTTTGTAAAGATTCAAAATTGCTTTGATTGCCTTTAAATACTTTTGGAAACTCTAACTCTACTTTCCCATCGGTATCAGGCTGCACCTCAACAGCACTACTAGAATCGTCAGAAATAATAATACCTTCATCTGCATCTTTTATATCTACCTCTTGAGTACTTTCTTCTGCCTGTTTAAAAAATAAACCAGTTTCATCTACCAGTTTTTCTTGTTCATTTATATCCTCTCCTAAAAAGTAGTCTAAGTCAGGTGTTTCTTTATCTTCTGGTAAGGTACGAGACTCTCTTGTAAGCGTCATCAAAGAATTTATACTTTCTAATGCATCTTGAGTTGTAGATTGCATAGCATCCTCTACCCCCCTCTGCATCTTAGAAATTTTAGACATAACACCTTTTCTTTTTTCTGACTCTTTGAGAAGTCTAGATTCACCCATTGGTTGTGCTCTATACTTGTTTAATTGATCTGTTATAATGTCTGCTAAATTATCTGCCATTAGCTTAACCACTTCTTTAATACAGCATCTACTGCTATAGCACCTAGTTTACCTTTACCGACATTATCCGCTACCTCAGCTTGTGCATCTGCTGTAAGTTGTGCTACGGCTATATTGTTAGCTCTGTCTGCAGCACTCTCAGATGCAGCGAATGCAAAACTCATAATGTCTCGCTCTCGTTGCCATATCTGATCCATGTTAGATGCAGTAAGGGCATTGATAGTTTTAGCGAAGTCCATGTTGCTTTGGTTCTGTGTAGCTGTGTTTACGGTAGCTATGCTTTGTCTCCATGCAGCATTAGACTGTGCTATCACTAGTCCGTTCTGTGCATTAAAGATGTCACGCTGTTGTTGTAGCTCTGAGTTAAACTCACGCAATGCATTGACACTATTGACGTTGAACTGATCCATAGCGTTCTGTTGTGTAGCATTAAACTGTGAAGTCTGGTTAGCTAGGTTAGCAAAGAACTGATCAGTCTGGTTTTCACTTGTAGCGTTAAACTGTGCAGCAGCATTAGTAGCAGCTTGATCTGTAAACAAAGCTTGTATGTTTTGCTGTGATTTAAATACAGCAGTCTGTTGTTCATTAGACAAGTTAGCCATATCCATAGATAAAAAGTTAGCTGCATTTTGTACAGCAGACTGTTGTCTATTGGATAAGTTAGCCATGTCTAGTTGTGACAACGCAGCAGCCTCAGCCATTATCATAGCTTGTCCATTAGACAGATTGGATAACTCCATAGTGTTTGCTGCACGAGAATCTTCTAAGGCTATCTGTTGTTCAGCCGTGAAGTTCATGTTAGCAATGTCACCTATACGTGCAGAGTTAGCTACACGAGCTTGGAATGCTTGGTCAAACTCCATGCCCATAAATGTAGCACGTTGTTGTGCAGCAAGCATTTGTCTTTGCTGTCTGTTAGATAGGTTAGTCATCTCAAACTGTGCTACAACTTGTGCATCCATCTGAGCGATAGGTAGTGCAGCTTCCATTGCAGCTTGTATGACAGCTTGACCTGCAAGACTAGACGCACCAAGACCACGAGCAGAGAGTGTAGCCATTGCGGTACGCATAGATCCTGCAGCCCAAGCAGGTGTCTCACCACCCTCAAAGTCAGCCATTAGTTGTTCTAGCTGACCTGCAACTGTTGCCTGTTTAGTTGGTGTAGCTTCTGCAGCGTCTACTGCTTCAGTAAATGCAGCAGCAGTTTGTGCATTAGCGACACCAGATATTATTTCACTTTCACCTGATACAGGGTCTGTTTCTAGCTTTCTAGCTTGAGGACCATCTACTTTTATAGCATTGCCTTGGGCAGCTTCCATGCCTGTGATGGATGTGCCTACTTGCTGTTGTGCAGTAATTTGTTGCGTAGGTGTACCTGTAGCAGCTTGTAGCTTCGCAGCTTCTGTGGCTACTTGAGGTGCAACACTAGTAACACCTGCAAGATTTGTAGCAGGGGCAGTTGGTAGAACAGCTTGTTGTACACTACCTACTGTAGCAGCTTCAGCAAAAGGAGCTATAGGTACAGTCATACCTGCATCTACTGGAACGAAGTCAGCAGCAGTAGGTTGCATCATAGCTGTAGTAGCTTGCATAGGTTGCATAGTTTGTTGTACAGCCCTCTTCTGCATCTCAGCTAAGTCTGCTGATGTTAGGTTTGCAGGTACGGTAGTGTCACCACCTTCGTCAAAACCTCTTACTGCACCACCTTGATTAAACTTCTGTATGTATCCACCTATAGCCAAGCCTTTAGCTTTTGCAGCAGGGTTAGCTTCTTCAAACTTAGCGTGACCTTCTCGTGTCTTAGGGCCATTGTAACCCATCCTGCGAAAAATACGATCCTTACCTTCTAGTGACATCGTATCCATCAAGCCACCTTCTGCAGCAGCTACAGTTTCTGTAGTGTCTACTGTCTGCTGTGCACCTTCCTGATTACCTACTGCACTAGCTGCATCTTGTGTTTTTTGAGTGACCTCACTTAAACGTTTAAATCCTGGTGGTACATATGTAGTAGGCTGACCATTGAACTCAGTGATCATTATTTGTTGACCTAAGTCATTACCATATGGCACAGTCTGATAGCCTTGAAATACTGCAGGATAAGCAGCACCTGTTCCTGGCTGAGTAGTTACAAGTGTTTGTGGTACTGCACCTTGTGTACCTGCATATTGTGTCTTGTAAGATACTTGTCCTGGTACAGCAGATAAGCCACCTGTTTGTGTTGTTGTTGCTACTGTGCCTGGACCTGATCCTGCTGTACCTAATGTACTTTGATACGTAACAGGAGCTACTTGTTGTGTTACTGTTTGAGATACATTAGGGTCAATTTTAGCTACCTCACCTACACCAACTTGTTGTACATTTGTGGGGGGAATTACAGGAGTAAAGCCACCACCTGCTACACTAGAGTCTACAGTTTGCATGTAGTCATTTGCTGTTAAACCTGTTGTACCTGTTGTATCATCAGTATCGTCTGTTACTTCTTCATCGTCTGTTACTTCTTCATCGTCTGTTACATTAAGAGCACTAATAGTTGTTATCTCATCAGCTAACCTTTTTACCGTTTTAACTTCGTTACTATTATTACCTGACGCACTACTTAAAACAGTACCATTAGATAGAGTTAATGTAGATGCTGCATCACCACCAACACCAAGACCTAAAAAACCCCCATCTCCTTTGACAACATCTACATCATCATCGGTATAAGTTACATTCTCTCCTGCTTCAGCGGCTGCTAAACCCTCTTTAAACGAAGCAAACTCACCTGCAACCCTATTTGCATTAGAACTTCTAGAACCCTTTTTTGAATGTATAGATAAATAAGTTTGATTACCTTCAGTGTCTACTTTAATAATTTGAGTTCTTTTATTACTAGCTTTAGCAATATATTTAGTACCATCAGCAGTAGTATAGCTGTCTACTTCTCTATAACCACTAGATTTTGTTGCGTCAGACTTATTATTCTCTTCTGCCATACTATATTCCTTACTTTCCCATTGTCATCCATACCGCACCTGCAATAAACGTCAGCAGTGCGACAGTGGTTAATTTAACTACAGTTGACCAGACAGACTTACGTGTGTCACGCCATGCCTCTAGTAAACTTCTCATTTCTATAATATCTCTGGCAGCATCATCGTCAAGTAGCCCAATAGAACGTAGTGCTTCTTTAGCACCACGCCTAGCTGCGTTGTCTAGCATTGTCTCTATCTCTTCTGGGGTAAGCTTGATGTCACTCATTAGTTAAAATTAAACCCTGTTGGCCCTAGGGTTATACTACCATTTGTTAGAAACAACTTAGTTGCAGCAGTTGATATTCCAATTAATCTGCCCTCTTGAAAGGTAGTACTAATTGTACCATCATCTTGTACATAAAATTTACGACCAACAGTTAAATTACTTTGATTCTCGTTAAGACCACCTTGAACTGTAACATCTACTGAAGCACCATTTGAAACACTTTGAGAAGCTAAACCTATCCAATTATCATACGCAAACAAATTATCAGTTGAAGGTATGGTATAGGTATAATATGTGTTAGTATTACTATCACCATCATTTATACTAGTATAATTCATTAAAACATATTTATCATTTGTACTATCTGTATAGCATAAAGCGTAATAGCCGTAATATATATGGTTTGGACTACCATCTGATGATATCAATGTGAAATCTGAAAGTGTAGGAACAAAAGTATTACCAGAATAATTTCCTATTATAGCCCTAATTTTATCAGGAAGAGAGCTATCAGCATCCCCATAAACTATTAAAACATTTCCACTAGGATCAGCCGACATGCTAATATTTGAGTAATCATCTATATTGCCATGATTTAAAATTTCACTTTCATTTTTTGTAATGGTTGTACCACTAAGAGTTATAGTTCCTGCCTTTAAAGTGTCAGTACCTGCATATCTATAAACAAATCCAACCTTATTAAGGGTTGGTACAAAAGTTAAGTCAAACAGATCATACTCATTAACAGTAAAATTAGTATCTCCTCCAACTACTGATCCCCAAGTAACACTAGTACTACTAACATCTCCTGCTATAAAATTTATAGTACCATTAGAAGCATCCCTAAACACAGCAACCATTTTATCTGCTGAAGTATCATATGCCATTTTTATATCGTCTGCTCGTTGACTACCTGAAACTGCAACACGATCTTCAACTAATGTTATGGTTCTATTACCTGTTCCCCCAAGACTAAATAAAGTATAACGAAACTCGTTACTCCATTTATAACATACAAGTCCTCTTTGAACATCAGGGTCAAATTCTATATCAGTACTATATACAGACAAGCCATTTGCAATATTAGTAGAACTACTTCCTAAAGTAATTGTAGTACCACTTATAGTTCCTGCTCTTATATAACCTTTGTCATTATCAGAGCCAACTGTCCACACAAAAATTACGTTACCACTATTACTGTCGTATGTTACTTGACAATAAGACCCACCCTGTGTGTCTGAATTTACATGAACCTCGCTTCCAAATGATATAGAATTTCCACTAATTGTCCCTACCTTGGCTTTAATAATTGCGCTTGATGTCCTGTAAAGAACAACAATTTTATTACTACCAACATAAATACAATCTATATAAGATCTATTACTAGTTGCGGAAAGAATGGCACTTCTTGTGTACTTTGGTTCTAATTTAGAAACAGAACCACTGGGTTTAATACCAACAGGATTTCCTGCTGTAATAGAACCTGAAGCAGTAAGTTCAATTTCTCCACCACCACCAACCCCACCTGCACCAATAGCAGCAGCAGTTGTAGCATCTATGCTTGTAATATTACTTAGTGCTCTCGCATTTGTAATTACGTCTGTGCCATTAACTTGTAGTTTAGTAGACGCATTAATAGTAGGTGCAGCTAGAGTACCAGTAAATGTAGGATCAGCAGCAGGAGCTTTTGTTGTTACAGAGTTTATATCAGATGCACTAACAGTTACACCGTCCATCTTGTTTAACTCTGCAGCCGTAGCTGTAATGGCTGTACCACCTATCTGTAATGCTGTAGAGGCATTGACAGTAGGAGCAGTAGCAGTACCAGTAAACGTTGGGTCAGCTACAGGAGCTTTGGTATCCATCTGTGTCTGCACATTAGATGTAACACCATCGACATAGTTAAGCTCTGCAGTGGTAGCAGTCACACCATCAAGTAAGTTCAACTCTGCTGCAGTTGCTGTTACTCCATCTAATATGTTTATCTCTGCTGCTGTAGCATTAACACCTGTCAATTCAGCAGGAGCTACTGCACCGTCAGCAAGTATATTTCCAGTAGCAACTACGTTTGCTAAATCTCTAGGTTTACCCATAATTATATATCCTTTACCTTAACTTGTCAAGTTTTTACTAATAACTCAGTTGCAGAAATAGCAGTTCCTGCCAGTACACTTGGCGTTGCAGCCGTTGTGCCTATCGTTCCATCTGTCTGTACAAAGTATTGCTGTCCTGCGGTAAGACCGATCTGGTTATCTGATACAGAACCTATGATGTCCATTGATGCAGCTTGACCACTAGCTACTTCTGCTCTGGTGGTTGCTCTGGTATCTGGTTGAAAAACACGGGCTGTTCCGTAGTTAGAGTTGCCTCCGTCCCTGTAAGATATCACTAACTTTTGAGCATTTGAATCGTATGCAGAAGCTATGTGCGAGGTAGTATCACTTTCAAATTCTGTAGAAGATCCGAAAGATATTGAAGTGCCACTAATAGTGCCAAGAATAGCAGTCCCTTCGTAACTACCTGTTCCTGCGTTTTGGTACAATACAACTGGTTTTTGAGCGTTTGCATCATATACAACTACAACATCATTTATGGTGCTACTTTCAAACACTACTGCTGATCCAAATGAAATAGAAGTACCACTTACTGTTCCTACTATAGCTGTACCATAACTAGAGTTCCCATTGTTTCTATATGCTATTACAACTTTTTGAGCAGAGGCATCATACGCAATTGCTTGAACATTTGTTTCTGCTGAATTGTAAACAACGGCACTGCCAAAAGAAATAGATGTTCCTGATACAGTTCCAACGATGGCAGTTCCATGCCCACTACTCGTTGAGTTTTGATAAACCGCTACTATCTTTTGTGCGTTAGAGTCATACGCAAGTGAAGCGTAGTACGTTTCATTGGTTGCAAAAACTACAAGACTCCCAAAACTAATACTTGTCCCACTTACAGTACCAACAGCCGCAGTCCCATAACCAGAATTAGTGCCGTCACCAAAAGCAACCACAACTTTTCCTGCATTAGAATCATAAGCCAAAGACATTCCTGTAGGATTACAGTCTTTTACTGTTGTAGCACTTCCAAAACTAATACTTGTCCCACTTACAGTTCCTACAATGCATTTTAAAGGAAAAGGAGTACCTGCTGCAACATCTCTGTAAGCTATAATTACCTTATTATTTGTTGAATCAAATACAACACTAATATTTTCTTGAGAGCCATCTGTGCTTCCATTATTAAATGTAACCTCTGAACCAAAACTAATTGAAGAACCACTGACTGTGCCAACGATAGCTTTACCTTTATTAGAATCTCCTGCATCTTTAAAAGCTATAACTATTTTATTGCTATTTGAGTCAAACGCAGCACCTGTATCCTCTACTGCACCTGCATTGTATACAGTAGCAGATCCTACAACACTAGCAGATCCTGTCTGAAAAGCCACGCCCCTCGACATACCAATGTAGTTCTCTGAGGTGAGGTTGATGAAGGTAGACAAAATAGCTTTACCCTTGGATGAATCGCCACCGTCACGATAGGCAGTCAAAAGGCTAGATGTTGCATTTGGGTTAAATGCCACAGCAAAATGATCTGTTGATGCCTCATTAAAAACTACTCCTGAACTAAATGTAACACTTGTTCCAGATACGGTGCCATTTACTATTTTACCATAAGATGAGTCAGCATTGTCTTTATAGCCAACAGCTAGTACGTTATTGTTATTAGCGTCAAAAGAAACTGATGATCTGTCTGTTATACCTGAATTGAACACAATCTCAGAGCCAAAGGAAACGCTTGTGCCGCTTACCGAACCGATTACAGCAGTGCCATATTTGGAGTTTCCATGATCTCTGTAAGTAACCGCAAACTTTCCACTGTTGTTAGGATCAAAAGCTGAAGAAAAATTGTCATTGTTTCCAGAGTTAAAAACAGTAGCACTCCCAAAGGAAATAGAACCGCCTGATATTGTACCTACGACACAAGTACCGTAATTTGAATTGCTGCCATCCTGATAGGCAATAATAAACTTACCCGTGTTGTTAGGGTCACAAGCCACCGTGTTTTGATAGATTGCAGTGGATGCATAGGTGGCAGCACTACCAAAACTGATAGACGTTCCACTAATAGTACCCACTACGGCTTTGCCATGATAACTAGACGCATCTGAAAGTATTGCCACAAAAGTATTTGCATTACCTGAATCAAAGGAAATAGAGGGAATATGATTCCCAGTGCCATCAATTGTTTGCTCAGAGCCAAAAGAAATACTTGTGCCGCTCACTGTCCCGACTTTAACAGCGGAAGAATAAGGAGAAGTATTGTTTTGATAACAAACCACGAACTTGTTAGCCGTGTTAGGGTCAAACTCTACATTAGAATATTCAACATCATTTGACTGAAACACCACCTCAGAACCAAAAGAAATACTTGTACCGCTTATAGTGCCCACTACAGCAGTCCCATAATTGGAGTTTGCATTATCTTTATAAACAACAACAAACTTTCCGCTTGTGTTAGGATCAAAAGAAACATCTATATTAGCGGTAGTGCCCCCTGCATTAAAAGTAGCAACACTACTAGAAATAGGTGAGGGACTAAGGTTGGAGCCAGAACCTCCAACAACACTAACCGTCCCATCAGCATTAACAACCACTGGCTTACCACAAGGCAGTGTGCCACTCGCTACTGCTTTAAACTCACCACCTTCTTCAGCCCCTATACGCTTTAACATAGTTACCCCTTCACGATAAGTTTAGTTGCCGATACAGCCGTCCCTGCAAAGACGCTAGGACTAGCAGCCGTTGTACCTAGTGTGCCATCAGTCTGAACGTAGTAGCTTTGCCCTGCCGTTAGCCCAGATAGGTTGTCGGCTATTGCACCTTGCGTATCTATAATAGCCCCTGCACCAGAAGCTGCACCACTACGAGCTATGCCTATGTAGTTTTCGGAGGTGAGGTTTTGTGCTGTACCTGCAACAGTAAACACAGTGACATATCCAATCTCACTGTTAGAAGAGTCATCATATGCTATTACAACTCTTTTTGAACCAGAGTCATAAACTGTAGTATATTTACTTGTAGAGTTTGTATTAGGACCAAAGCTAGCTTCTGTATTAAAACTTATAGACGTACCGCTAACTGTTCCTATAATATACTTACGAACTCTTGTTCCACCAACAGTTTCTCTGTAAAATATTAACACTTTGCCTACGTTTTCATCAAACACTACACCCATTTCGGAATCTATAGGTTCACTAGAAAAAATTACTTCTGACCCAACAGATACAGAAGTACCGCTAACAGTTCCTACAACTGCATGACCACCATCACCAGTTTCAGACCATGTAAAAATCATCTTATCGTTTTTCGTATCGTAAACAGCCCTTCCGTTACTAGGTATTTCACTTGATGTGGCTGTATTTGGACTTATTCTATTAGGTGATCCGAATGAAACAGACGTACCACTTATGGTTGCTATGACTGCATCAGTATGTTTAGAGGATGCCTGAATATCTTTATAATAAATACAGAATTTATCTGCTGTTGTTATGTAAGATATTGTTACATTAGTTACCTGTGTATCAAATTGTGCGATACTACCAAAGCTAATACTTGTACCAGAAACAGTTCCGACTACGGCTTTACCTTTGTTAGTATCTCCTACATTTCTATATGCAACTAAAACTTTTTCTGCTGTAGGGCTGTAAGTTACATCTGGATCAGAGGTATTTGAAGACTGAAACACAACAGGAGTACCAAAAGATATAGACGTACCACTTATTGTTCCGACTACAGCTGTGCCGTAACTACTATTACCCTCATCTTTGTAAACAATAACTATTCTATTATTTGCAACATCATGCGCTATACTACCATGTTTAACTTTAACACCTGCTGATTCAAAAACTGTAGTAGATCCAAATGTAACTGAGTTATCGCTAGGGTCTATTGTTCCAACTCTAGCACTACCATAAGCATTATTACTCTCATCTGCCCACGCAACAACAATTTTGTTATTTGTGCTATCATAGCCCACACCACCATCAAATTGTGATGAGAAGTTTACTGCTGTTCCCTCTAGAAAACTTACACTTCCTGCTGAAGGACCAACTGTACCGTCAGTATTTACAACAACAGGAGCACCACTAGTTATAGTATCACTAGCTATGGCATGTTCCTGTCTTGGTAAATTCTGATCGTTGCCTATGACACGCAGCATTATTGTTACTCTCCGTCATCCTCTGAAGGATCTACCCAATCAGGATTAGCTGACCAAGTTGTGCCATCTAACTTATACTTGTTGCCTGTCCAATCGCTTGGTGCGTTGGTCACGTTCTCAGTAATAGTCGTATTGCCACTATTTAGATCAGCAATAATAAACTGAGCAGGATCACCCACTGTAATATTGTCTGATGTTGCTGTGATTGTTACGTCATCTGCAAGTAGATACTTGCTTAACTTAGTTGATGTTTCTACGATAGTTTTCATTGTCTAACCTTTCACTATTAGTTCCGTAGCTGATATAGCAGTCCCTGCTGTTACTGAGGGAGAAGCTGCTGTTAATCCTAGTGTGCCATTCGTTTGCACAAAATATGTTTGCCCTGCAGTTAAACCGCTTTGACTTCTTGATATTGAGTTTGCCGTTTTAATTGAGGTACTAACACCATCTAATACTGTAGTGCTTTTTGTAAAACTTGGCCTATAAGTTATAGATGTTCCTTTATTACTATCGCCTTCATCCCTATAAAAAGCAACTGCTCTCTCATCGTTGCTGTCATAAACCGATGAGACATAACTGACTTTTGCACTTTCAAACACAGCAGAACTTGTAAAGCTTACAGAAGTTCCTGATATAGTACCTATCACATATGAGCCATAATCAGAGTTACCATTATCCTGATAAAAAACTATAACCTTATCAGCAGCAGAGTGATACACAGAAGAAACAAATCGGACATCGTCACTTTCAAAAACTACACCAGAACCAAAGGATATAGACGTTCCGCTCACTGTTCCAACAATACCCTTACCATCTCTTGTACCTGTCCCTCCACCTACCTTAGAGCCAATAAAAACTTTGCTTGAACCTATGTAATTTATAGAAGGGTCTGTTGCGGCACTTTCAAATACTACAGGTGTTCCAAAAGAAATACTTGTACCAGAAACTGTACCTATAACAGCAGTACCATAAGTAGAATTACCTTGATCTGAATAAGCAATAACAACCTTACCATTATCTGTATCAAAAGTTGAGTCAAGTGCACCAATACTTGCACTTTCAAAAGTTGCTCTACTTCCATAACTAATACTTGTTCCAGATATAGTACCTACTTTAGCATATCCAAAAGAACCTACAGTATATGAAACTACTATTTTATTATTAGTACTGTCAAAAGTTACTGTTGACCCCCCTGTAAAGCCAGTTGTATCTACGGCTGCTTCACTACCAAAACTAATACTTGTTCCTGATACAGTACCTACTTTTGAGTATAAATAATTATCTGAAACTTTTTTATAAACAACAAGAAATTTTTCATTAGAGCTATCAAAAGCTGCTGCTATGTATTCACCACCCCCTGCATGAAATTCTGCTGCGCTGCCAAAAGAAATAGATCCGTTAGATATAGTGCCTACCACTGCTTCTAAATTATCAGGAGATCCCCCATCTTTAGAAAACACTACTACCTTATTATTAGTGCTATCATAAGCAGAAGCTATATTTTCAGAGTTTGCGGTATTAAATACAGTAGCAGATCCTATTGATTCTGAGATGCTTTCGCTTTTACCGTCTAAAAAACCTATGAAGTTTTCTGAGGTGATGTTGCTGCTACCGACAGTTCCAACAATAGCAGTTCCGTAGTTACTATTGTCTGCATCTCTATAAGAAATTACAAACTGATCTGTATCGGGATCATAAATAGGTGCAATTGTGCTATCTATCTCAGCATTTTCAAAGACTGTAACACCTGAAAAAGTAATTGAAGTGCCGTCAGTTGTAGCAGATCTAAATGACCCAAGGTTTGTTGATGCAGCTTTGTACGGTATAAGAACGGAGTTTGTACTAGAATCAAAAGTTATTTCATCAAATTGGTCAGTAGCACTACTCATTGCAGTTGCTGATGTAAACGAAAGGTCAGTGCCTCCTGCGGTAATAGTTCCTAATCTTGCTTCAGGATAATTACTTGTTGAAGTTTGTTTGTATAGTAAAAACAACTTATTTACATTGGAGTCAAAAGCGGTAGCCAAACCGTTACACCCATCTGCGATCTGAACATTTTGACCCCATGAAATACTATTTCCGCTCAATGTTCCAACTCTTGCGGTAAGAGTGTCATATCCTGATCCTGCATCTACAAAAGAAACAATAAGTCTTTCTCTATTGCTATCATATACTAAATGAGGAAAATTAGTTGTGTCACTATTATATTCACCACCTACGGCATAGCTGATGCTAGTGCCACTAACTGTTCCAACATGCCCTCTGCCACGACCAGAGTTGCTATCATCCCTAAAAGTGGCAATAATTTTATTGCCGCTTGAGTCAAATACAGTTGACATATAACCTGCTACAACATTAGAGATTACAACTTCTGACCCAAAACTTATGGATGTACCACTTACTGTACCAACAACGGATGTTGGTCTTTCATTATTACTCCAATCAATATATGAGATAACCATCTTTTCGTTTGATGGATCAAAGGTGCAAAAAGTATATCTGGTATCTCCGCTATTAAAAACTACAGGAGTTCCAAAACTTATAGATGTTCCACTTACTGTACCTACAGCAGCAGTACCGTAATTTGAGTTTCCACTGTCTCTATAAGCAACAATAACTTTGTTATTTGTTGTATCATAAGCAGAACCTATATTACTTGTTGAGGCACTTTCAAAAACGGCTGCACTACCAAAAGAAGTGCTTGTCTCAGCAATACTACTCACAGTCCCATTTGCATTTACAATGACAGGAGCACCATTAGTCAGAGTGCCAGAAGCTACTGCCCTGACCTGACCATCCTTCGTTATGTTACCGAAAGCTTTCATTAAGCGTCATCAATCTCTTCATATGAACAAACAGCAGATAAATCCCCTGCTGCACTAGCTTGTATCTTGAGTATGTCACCCTCAACTAGGTACAATCCCATGTTCTTATCTATGGGTAGTAGTGAACTACCTGCTGCTACTGTAATACTTTTAGCTATGTAATAGTCTGCACTTGATCGTGTAATCCAAACAGATATATCAGCAGAGTTAGTGCCATCTATGTTGGCTATAACTAACGAATTAATTTTAAGTAATTTATTTGAAGCAGCCGTTAGTAAACTTACCGCACTTGCGGCAACATCAGCATCTACTGCTGTATTAGCATAAATACTGCTTACTGCTACTACATTTGGATTTGCCATTAAAAAACTCCTTTATTATCCAAATACCATTGCCATAGCAATTGCTTTACCAGTTGTTGCTTTAGCGTCTAATTGTGTTTGTACTGCAGAGGTTACACCATCTACATAATTTAATTCAGCGGCTGTTGCCGTTACACCATCCAAGATATTAAGCTCTGCTGCAGTTGATGTTATTGCTACGCCACCTATTTGTAAAGCTGTTGAAGCGTTTATAGTGGGTGCAGCTAACGTTCCTGTAAATGTTGGTCCTGCAATAGGTGCTTTAGTATCTATCTGAGTTTGTATTGCTGATGTTACACCATCAACATAGTTTAACTCAGCAGTTGTAGCTGTTACACCGTCAAGTAAGTTAAGCTCCGTAGCTGTTGAAGTAACACCGTCAAGTATATTAAGTTCTGCTGCTGTAGAGGTTACACCTAAATTAGTAAGGGCTGTTGCGGCACTGGTTAAATCAGATAGGTTATTTGATTCTAATAAATATCTAGCATCAGATACTGACTTACTGTAATGATCAGATAAAGTAAATGTACCGTAAGCTACAATATCTACAATGTCTCCTACTGTAGCACCTGATGCCAATACAACCGCTGTACCTGATGTAGCAGTAAAGTCTGTGCCTGATAATAATTTTACACCATTTAAGTAGACATCCACATAACCTGCATCATACGTAGCTGAAAATGTCGTTTGACCTGAAGTAGCTGTGTAAGTGTTACGTGCAGATGTTCCATTTACAGATGAACCTGCTGAAGTCCAAGCACCTCCACTAGTTCTAACATTCATAATATTTGTACTGGTATTAAAGTAGAGTGCACCAGTAACTAGAGCATCACCATCATTATCAACTGAAGGGGCTGAAGATTTAGCACCAAGGTATCTGTCATCGAATGAATCGTATGAAGCTGCTGCAGAGGTTGCACTAGAAGCTGCTGCTGTTGCACTAGTTGCGGCTGCAGTGGCACTTGAGGCAGCGGCTGTAGCACTTGAAGCGGCTGCTGTAGCTGACGTTGCTGCTGCAGTACCTGAACCTAAAATACCGTCAACATATGTTTTTGTTGTTAAATCTGCACTGGCACTAGGAGTATAACTAGCAGTAATTTTGTTACTACCTGCTGCTACTGCACCTGTTAGAGTGCCACCTGCTAACGGTAAAAAAGTATCTGTAGTATATTTCTTAGTTGCTGCGTCTTGGTTAGCTGTCGGATCACCCAAGCCTGTAATTTTACTAGTACCCATAGCTATAGCACCAGTCATTGTACCACCTGCAAGTGGTAGCTTAGTAGCTATACTATTTGTAATAGTTGTACTAAAACTTGCGTCATCACCTAATGCTGCAGCTAATTCGTTGAGTGTGTTTAGTGTTCCAGGTGCTGAATCAACAAGTGCAGATACTTCTGTGTCAACATAATTTTTTGTTGCAGCATCTTGTGCATTACTAGGATCAGTAACGTTAGCAATTGTTGTACCTGTAACGTCTAGTGTTCCGTTGACAGTTACGTTAGTAAATGTAGATGTACCAGAACCTGCAGTTACGTTACCTGTAAGATCACCTGTTACATCACCAGTAACATCCCCTGTTAGGTTTCCTGTGACGTTACCTGTAACTGCCCCTACAAGGCTTGTTCCTGTAATAGTTGTACCTGTTATAGCAGCAGCACTTGACGCACCGATAATAGTGCCGTCAATATTACCACCGTTAACATCAACGCTTGCCAATGTAGCTTGTCCAGATGTCGATACAGTTGTAAAGCTACCTGCTGCAGCACTAGAAGCACCAATAATTGTACCATCTATGTTACCGCCATTTATATCTGCAGTTGTTACAGTTGTTGTGCCTGTAGCGGTTAGTGCAGTGAATGTACCTGCTGCTGCTGTAGAAGCACCTATTATAGTGCCATCAATGTTACCGCCATTAACATCTGCTGTGGTTACTGTAGTTGTACCTGTAGCAGTAAGGTCAGTAAACGTAGCTGCACCTGCAGAGGCTGCACCAATTGTTGCACCGTCTATTGCACCACCGTTAATGTCTATATTAGAAAATGTAGCTGCCCCTGTTACTGTAACAGAGTCGATGTAACCTACACCATCAACATAGAGATCTTTAAATTTAAGAGAGGATGTACCAATGTCAATGTCTTCATCAGTTACAGGAACAATAGCACCATCTTGTATACGTACTTGCTCTACTGCAGCCCCACCTACTTCACTAAAGAAACCTACTCTATTGTTACTAGTATCTATTACAACTTTGTTTAAGGCATCACTGTCAGCTATCAGAGGTACGTAGCCACCTTCAGTAGAACTACCATCATGCTTGTGTCCAGTAGCTAAAGCAAAAGTATCTCTTAGCGCATTATACTCTGCGTTTACTGGTGCAGCTTTAATAACCGCATTAGCGATAATGTCTGCTGCTGATTGTCTTGAATAACCTGCCATGTTACAACCTGTCTCCTACTCCAAATGTAATCACTAGACCTTGGATACTGTGTGATGCACTTGTGTCATTAGTTACGTATTTTAAAGATGCTGATTTACCTGATCCTGATATATTAGTTCTTTGTACTGGTGATGGATTACCATCAAATATTGCAGTACTATTATATGTTGCTTCGTTATAGAAAGCTGCAGCACCTGCAGTAGATAAATTAAAGTTAGTTGGGTTTAGTGTCTCTACATCTGCATAGTCATACACAGCCGACATAACGATAGAGTTATCACCTTCAGAGCGTAGGTATGTAGCTACAGTGTAAAATACCTTTCGTTGCTCTGGGTCTTGCATATGAAAGAAAGGTGTCTGAAACACACTTAGTATGGGGTTACCATCAAAGCTATTACCTACTTCTTGTTGTTGTACCTTACCTTCTGAAGTACCGTGTAAAACAATTTCATTCTGACCTATGTAACCACTAGACGCACAAGTAGCTGTGATACCTAGCATTTGGCTATACTCAAATTGTAATCCGTTGGGTGTCTGCCTAAAACCACCTATAATACCTTGAGAGTCTGAAGCCGCAAAGAAGTACCTGAATTGTGTCTTTTGTCTAAGTACTACAGCATTAAGACCATCAAGGTCAATATCAAATACAATATCTGTAAAGATAGATTGAATGTCTTTTGATACTGTTTCTAAATTAACGTCACCAATCTTTGCTGTACCTGAGATAGGGCGTAGACCATCTTGAGAGAGGAATAGTAAGTCACCACCAATTTCTATAACACTGTCTGTAGCTAGGCATCCTAAGTCATCAGTAACAGTCTGTAGTACAAAATTAGCTAATGCAGTACCCCCTAGCTTTTTGATATTAGTAGAGCCAAATATAAATAACTCATTCCTAAAAGACTTAATTGCAACTACAGGGAATCCTACATTTATAACTCCTGCTCCATTACCCGAATGGAAATCTGTTTCATTTAAAGGAGCACTAAAGAATAACTTGGTTGGGTGTGCAGGATCACCTGCTAAAAATAAATGGTTTTGAAATACAGCAGAGTACTTTGGATCAGTAGGTGCGTGAGTATCTGTTATTTGTGTATAGGTTGTGCCATCGTATGTAGCTGCAGGGTTTATTCCATCTGTCAGTACAACCTTTGGAGTAGCAAAGTTAAACCTTGAGAATCTTACTTTAGTTACCCCTACCATTGTAGGAGAACCTGCAGTCGTTACAGCATCCCAAGCTGAACTAGAGTTATTCCATTTATGTAAGTAGTTGTTACCTGATGAAGGTTTTCTACAAGCTAGTATGCCATCGTTTATACCGTCAGCTACAGCTACACCTAATACACTTCCTGTACCTGTAACTGTGCCATAATTATTAGCAAAGCCACTTATCTTTCTGTAACCACCAGTAACAGCAGGTTCGTAGTTAAGTAGTGATATAGCTGATCCTGGCTGTGTCTCACCCTGAGAAAGCACATCCCTACTAGTGTTAAGACCTCCTTGGCAGAAGACTTTGAAGGAAGCTAGATTATCAGCCATTATACACCACTAGTAAATGAACTTGTCCTTGAATCACCTACAACAGTAGAGCGTACAAATAAAGTATCATCAATTAAAACTCTACGCATTGTCTTGATGCCATCTTCAAAGTTATTCTGATGCATAGCAGCACTCTGTTCATTGCTACGGAATCGCATCATAAACATCATAGCACCATCTATAACTACATGTTTAAATCTATCTGGTATAATTGCTACATCGTTAAACGCAGTTAAGTCTGTCGGGAATTTCCAATACACATACTCTATTTCATATGCTGCATTAGGTATAGGGCTAACACCAAAAGCTGTACCTAGAGTTTGATATACAAGTACAGGAGGTCCATCACCATTTACTTGATCACCTGTATCATCTGATGGACGTACATTCTGTATGTACTGCTCATAAGATATTACAGTTAATGGCATAGGACTGTTGTTCTCAGAGCTTAGTTTCTTAAGGTAGAATGTATCCCAGTCTGTGCTAGAATAGTCTGCAGGAAAATCATACTGTCTTGTACCTACAGTAAGAGCCTGTGTAAAAGTTGTTTTGAGGAAGGGCCACTCCTGACCATCCTGTAGAATAAGTCTAATGCTACTATTTACTGCGTCTTTAGCTAAAGCTTGCACGTTTCTTACAGAATCAAAGCCATCACCTGCAGTATCAAGTGTGACCTCGTTCATACGTCTTAGCAATTCATTTACTAGTGTGACATAAGTAGCCATAGAGTTATCCTACTGTTATATAAGCTGAAGGGCAAGCTTGACATAGCTCGCCCAACAGTATATTTAGTATTAAGCAGCGTTGTAGATAGCTGCAACTAATGCTTGTGGACGCAAGATTTTGCGACCGTATAGGTGCATACCACGTACAATGTCTGCAAATGAGT